TTTTCCCTTTTTATTTGCGAAACGTGTCAAATCATGTCATACGAAAGGGTTGGAAACATCATATCACAGCAGGAAATGAATTAAAAGAGATTATTCTGAATTTTTTAAAATATATTTTTTAGACGCGATAAGAAAGTATTTTTAATGTTTGACTCGCTCATTCTTTTCCAAAGGAGATTTTGTCCTCCTATAGATTTTGTACACCATATCAATTTTTAAGTGATTCTCATTGACAGAAACACTACGTATAGAAGAATTAAACACGTTTTTGCCAGTGGCTTCTTTAGAAGCTCTCCCTGCAGAAGAACAAAAAATGCGTCTTCAATATCGGAAAGAACATTTCACCAACAAAGAAATTACCGCGGGTTTAGGCACGTATAATAGTAAACTATACGAATTGTACAAAAAACATGGAATTCCATCGCAAGGAACAGCGCATCTAAAGTGAAAAGGAAAAGAACGAAGCCCATCCAAAGATGATACTCCTATTGCTTCACAACAGTGCAAGACTACCGAACCAGTTCAAACGCAAACAATTGTACCCACCATCCCAATGCAAGAGGTACCCGTGATCCCACAATTCAAACCAACAACACTACCAGTAGAACCAATAGAATCCACTATGCGGGATGCCAGTCTAAACAAAAAATCATCCACTCATTACAAGCCCTTGCTATTTGGTTAGAAGAGGCATCACATGAACAGTATCAATTCTCAATTCAAATTGATACGCCATCTTTGAAATAACACAGAAAAAACTCTCTTATATTTTGATAAGAGAGTCTTCCGGGTAAGTATAGCATAAAATATTTAATACATAGCAGAGAGTTGCTTGAAATAATTGTAACACGAAAGACAAGAAAGCGCCTCCTGAATTTTCGTATCCTTCTGCATAAAATACCGTTTATAGGAGCATACCGTTATCCATCCATGATATGTATTCCATTCTGAGTAGCAAATAAATAGCTACTCTTTTTTTCTGTCTGATGCCCTTATCCTAATTTAAATCGCTGATCCCTTTATGTTACGATACAGAATATTTTTGTATTGTTTCGAAAACAGCCGATACAATACTTTGCATATAGGGGTTTCTTGCCCATCCCCTCCAAAAGGTATATTAAGGAGTACCTCTCAAAACTTTATTGGTTTAAGAGGTACTTTTTTCTAATATCACTCAGATGAGGCTTGGTTTTCTGTTGCGGTTATAGCTTTGGATTGTGCTAATTCTTGAATGATCTCATCCATGTTAATCTTTTCTTGATTACTATGAAATTCGTAACGACCATAAAGATTGATATGTTGCCACGCCACCGGAGAAATCTGTTTCAACATGTCTGAACTTTGCCCATTTTCCTCCCTGTAAGTCAGCATATTAGACAGAATACTGGCATTGTAATAAATGATGCAATTCGCGATAAGACGACTGCATTCTCCCCATATTTGTTGGTCTTGTTCCGTTTTAAAACGTAGCTTACCAAAATTAGCATACGATACTACTTTGCATAATTGATGATAGCTTTCACCTCGATTCAATGCCTTTTGTACATTACGACGTAAAGGCGGGGAATCGATATAATGTAAGTAATATAGGCTTTTCATGATGTTGTCATATTCCCACAAAGCACGCTTGGTTTTGTTTTTTCGGGCATAAGAACTTAATTTTCTGACAATGATGCTTTGTGTCGTACTTTTAAGGGCAAGTGACAACATGATACGTTGAATATTTTCCCACTCTTCTATAATCAGGTTCATGTTGATTTTTCGAACAGGTTTGATCAGCACATCATCATATTGACTGGGATGTTTGAATCCATAAAGGGATTTACTGACTTTATCATGGATATTCTTGTAACGAGGTGCAAACTGATAACCAAAAAAATGGAGAATGGCAAAGTTCACTTCATTCGTCCCATGCGTATCTGTGGAATGTACATCTGGTTGAACATCTGTGGTGTTATTGTAAAGAATGTCAAATACATAATGGCTTTCATGTTCATTCGCTCCAATGATTCGCGCATTTACAGGAATATGGTTCGCTACCATCGTGTAAGAAACAATCCCCTTTCTCAGCCCGAAGTATTTCGGGGAATGACGAGCATTAATCGTATGAATACCTGTTTCAGCTTTTCGTCCATCGCTACTGGAATGAATAATTTCGTCGATATTGTAATGTTGAAAGATAGGCAGTTTAGCTGTAGCATTACTGACCCGATCATTTGCTTCTTTTAATGTTTCTAATCGAATAAAGTTATCCGATGTGGAAATAAGAGTGGAATGATTCATATCAGAAATGTCACCCATTCTCCCTAAGCCCATATTGGTTCCCCAAGCGAGTAAGCATGCTACTAGGGTTTGTTCTTCCCGAGGTTGTTTTGCATAACGACCTAAAATATGTTCAAATGCTTCAAGAAACTGACAGCGTTGATTCACATAATGCAAAACATTTTTAATCTCAACAGGCTTTACCGTTTCAAAGAAGGGATGATTCATCGATTCACTATCACGAACATATGGAAGTGTCCAGCGACTATGTGAGCCACGTTTTTTGATCTGAATATATTTATTTTCTCCAGATGCAATATGGTGGTTCACCTTTGTAATACGCGTTTCAAGTTCCTTCTCAAGCTCTGCTAAATGGACTTGAATCGGTTGATTAAAAATAGTTAGACCGTTCTCAGCGAGTAAAGTTTCTTTTTGTTTCCACTCTAGATCGCTAATGAGATCATCTTCAAAACTGCGAAATCGGATACTATCCCGACAAAAAATATCCCCTGCTTCTAAACCATTTCGTAAAAGTTGATAGGGGTCACAAGACCCAAAAAAGAAAATTGTACGTTAAGGAATATTTTTACATGAAAAGGCGATTCTTTATATTTAAAAAATCGTTATTTTATATTTTTTCAATTTTCTTACTTCCAGCGATAAGATGGTGGGATTTCCCCTTTAATTGCACGAATCTTCTTAATTGGGTATTTTTCTTCAAGTAAATGCGCTTGTTTTAGCCTGGTTAAAATATCATCTTCATTGATGCTCTTAATGATTGATTAACTAAAGTAAAAGTTGAAACAACGGAAATCGCTATCATGACGACCATAGATGGTGAAACAAATCCAGAACTTATAGCTGCTTGCCCGATAATTAACCCACCTACCACAGATAAAGTTTGTCCAAATGCAGTAGGAATACGTAGGCCTGCTTGTCTTAGCAGTTCAAATAAGGTAATCATAATCAGTCCTTCTAAAGGAGCCGGAAAAGGAATCCCTTCTCTTGATAAGCTTAATGTAGCTAGTAATGTGTAAGGAATTTGATCAGGGTGATATGTAACTAGGGCTACCCAAAATCCAGGAAGGAATATAGATATCCCTATTCCCAAAAGACTTAATAATCGTATAAAACTACCGAATAAGTAAAAATAATTTTGATCTTCAGCAGTATTTACAAAAAACGGGAAAGAAACTGGTGCAATCGTTGCAGTCGGTGAACCATCAACTAAGAGAATAAAACGCCCATGTAATAAACAATTCACTGCATAATCTGGTCTACCTGTATATTCAATTAAAGGAAATAAACTGAATTGATCCCCCGTAATGAATTCTTCAATCTGGGCACTTGAAACCACACCATCAATATTAATTTCTTTTAGTTTAAATTGAACTTGACTAATTGTTTCTTGTGATGCTACATCTTTTAGATACAAAAGTCCCACCTTCGTTTGCGTCCTTTCTCCAATAATAAATTCATCGTAGCTAAGTGAGCTTGTTTTGAGCCTTTTTCTAATTAAACCTATATTTGTACTAAGTTCTTCAACAAACCCATCCCGACTTCCGCGAATTGTCATTTCTGTATTGGATTGTTCAATAGATCTTGTAGGTAATTTCGCAATATCAATTATGTACCCTCGTTTATATTCTTGAAAAATAATAAGTAGCTTTCCTTCAAATAACATTCGAGAAACATTTTCGTTTGAGTTTTCTAACTCTAACGTTGTTACTGGGAACTGAGAGTTAGATGCTAGAAGATTTGAATCTTTAAATGAGCTCTGTAAAAGGTCGGTACACATTTCAGGAGCTATCGCTTGCTTTAACTTTGTATGATCAATTACATGTTGACAATACACCAATAAAATCGTTGTTTTAGTTGTATCTGCACACCATTTACGGTTCATTATTTTTACATCTTTGCAGCCTTCAAACCATATACGGAGTATGGATTCATTTACTTCCACTGTTCTTTTCATCTATATTATCCCCTTTGCATCCATTAACCGAATATATAATATTCTAAGCTCTTTTCTTATTTTTAGAGACCCAAACAAATACAAGTAAAAGCATAGAAAACAAGAATAACCCTATTGCTGAAATTGGTAAAAAAACATAAGATAAAAACCAATAAAAACTGGCGTCACTGATGGGTAGTATACAAATAATCACCATAAACATAAGCAATGCAAACCTAATTTGATTACTCGCTTTCCGTTTTGTAACTTGTAACACGTCTGGAATGAGAAAAATAACGAGTGATATACGAATAAAAACCCCTACAAGCCACTGGTACACAGAAAGAAAGTCTAGATGTTCAATATACTTCCCAATTGACACAAGTCGCCATTCTTCGAAGGCTGGATATCTCTGATTTGCAGCCACAAATGGACCAAACTCTACAATAGCTGCCATGGTAGGACCTAGTGTAATACCAGCTAAAATAATTCCTACTATAAGCAATTGAGATAATTTAATTTTGGTTCGCATATGATGTTGTAAAAAAAGAATGAAAATTAGTTCGATAAAACCTGCAGCTGGATAAATCATCCCTTTTATTACTGGGTCTATCCCATGCTCCATTATCGGTTTAAGTAAAGAATAATCTTTATGTGGAAAGTTCGCGATCATTACAAAAAATCCAAGCAAAAATACAACCGGTAATAAAATGCCTGTTGTGAGTGCAATAGATTGAACCCCTCTTTGTATATTATAAAAACAGATAATCGATAAAAGTACTCCCAATAACATTCTGGGTGTTTCTGGTAAATAAAAAGAGAAGAATGTTAGTGTTTCTTTTAATGTGACTGTGCCTAGAATAATCAAATATAAAACAATTATAGAAAGCAATGGATATGTGATAAATCCGCCATAATTTCTCATTAACCATGAGAACAAATGTTCTTTCTTTGTATATTTATGAACGATAAATACACAAGGAATCCAAATGATATACACTAAACTCAAAATTATAATTGAGATCCAGGAATCTCGACCAGAATGATCTAATAGCATCGGAATTATAATGACGTGATTAATAATTCCAGTACTACCAATAAGGACAAGAGCAATCTGAAAAAAATTAACCATCTGCTTCGCCATATCTACCACCATATTTTGTCATAAAGAAATGTTAGTATTATACTCGGTACGTTACACATTTATTCAACATGTATCTCTATTGGCAATATTCGGCTCTGGTGCAAGATTCGAATGATATTAAAACATAAGGTTAATTACGAACATTAAACATATTTAGATTGCGAAGGATGTATTTTCAAAATCATTGAATGTTCAGGTTGAAAATCCTATGAAATCATTTTTGCACTGAAACCGAAAAAATAATTGAAAATTGCTTATGTAATGCCCTTGATTTGTTAAGTTTTTTCTTTAAGAAATATTTTCACATGAAAAGGCGACTCTTTTCTATTTAAAGAATCGTCTTTTCATCTTTTTTCAATTCTCTTAATTTCCGATATAACGCAGCTTGACTTACACCTGTGATTGCACAAATTTCTTTAATTGTTTTCTTCGTTTGTTGGCGTAATTCAATTGCATGGTTCATTCCTGCATGTTGTTCTGTATATTTTTTTATTCTCCCCCGGTAAACTCCTTTTTGTTTTGCAAGTTTGATTCCAGCAATTTGTTTTTCCTTAATCATTTCTCGGTCTAATTCACTAAAGGCAGACATAACCGTTAAAAAGAACTTTCCTGTTGGAGTTCTTGTGTCAATTCCTAAATTTAAAACTGCAAAGTGTACGCCTTTTTCACGAAGATGTTCAACAAATTGTAGTAATTGAATTGTATTCCGTCCTAGCCGGTCCATTCTTGTTACAACGAGTGTATCTCCCTTTATTAATCGCGAAAGTAAATCATCTAGTTCTATTTTCCCTTGACTTACACCACTGATTTTTTCTTTTACAATTTTATCAACCCCATATTTTAGAAGTTGTTCAATTTGTGTATCTAGATTTTGATCTTGTGCACTGACACGAGCATATCCATATATCATTTTTCCACCTTTTTTCTCTTTATTTTTGATAAGTGCTATTGATAGTCTGTAAACCCTTTATTATCAAGGAGACAAATTATTATCAATAGAGTATACTCTATTGATAATAATTGATTTTTTAGAAGAAAGGAATCCAATATTGAAAACAAGAGAACTTCTTACAGATATACAACGAACATTTTTTTATAAAATTCCTAGTCAGATGGATGAACGTGAATTAATTCGCTATTACACATTATCTGATGAAGAGTTACAAATAGTTAATCAACAGCGTGGTGATCATAACCGATTAGGATTTGCTATTCAAATTTCTTATCTTCGTTTTCCAGGGAGGCCTTTATTGGCTAAAGAAAAAATTCCACAATTTCTTGTGAATTTTCTTGCCAAACAAATAGGTGTAGCCTCTTGGGAGGTACAAAATTACGCACGTACTCGAGATACCACACGGCGAGAGCATGTAAATAAAATACGGAATCTTTACAATTTACGTACTTTTACTCTGAGAGAATACCGTGAATTAGCACGGTGGCTTCTCCCTCTAGCAATGAAAACAGAAAACGGGTATTTACTGGTAGAAGCTCTTATTCAGGAAATGAGAAAACGGAAAATTATCCTTCCAGCAGTTTACGCTATAGAACATTTAGCCTGGTCTGTAAGAGAACGCGCTAGGAAAAGAATTTTTAAATATTTAACGAAAGGACTTTCTTCTTATCAATACGAACAACTAGATACATTACTTTATACTCGTGAAGAGAACAAAAATTCACTTTTAGCCTGGTTACGTCAACCACCAGGTGTTATATCGCTTAAAAATTTTCATGAAATTTTGGATCGATTAGAGTTTATTCAAAGTTTAGATTTACCTTTAGATAATGGGAAAGAAATTCATCAGAACAGATTAATACAAATGGCCCGTGAGGGCTCTCGTTATTCTATACAACATTTATCTAGGTTTAATGAGAGGAAACGATATGCAACGATCATGGCATTCCTTATCCATATCTATGCTTTTTTAACTGATCAAGGTTTAGATATGTTTGCAAAACTAATGGGACGAATGTTTAACCGTGGAGAAAATAAACATAATAAACTATTTCAAAAAGATGGGAAATCAATAAATGAAAAAGTTAGACTTTATGTCGAAATAGGAAAAGCATTAATTGAAGCAAAAGAATTAGAAACAGATCCTTTCGAAGCTGTACAATCTATTATATCTTGGGAGAAATTTATTCACTCTGTACATGAGGCTGAAAACTTAGCTAGGCCAATAGAATTTGATTATCTAGATTTACTGGATAATCATTATGGACATTTTCGTAAAATGGCTCCGCGTTTACTCAATAGATATGTGTTTAAAGCTTCTTCAACCAGTCAAACTGTATTACAAGCATTAGAACTATTAAAAGAAGCCAATCAATCTGGAAAACGAAAAATACCTGATAATGTACCGACCGATTTTATAAAGTCTAAATGGATGAAATATGTGTACCAAGACGATAAAATAAATCGACATTACTATGAATTTAGTGTGTTTTCAGAGTTATTGAATACCCTTCGTTCTGGTGATATGTGGGTAAAAGGCAGCAAGCAATATAAAGATTTTGAAGAGTATCTTTTACCACCCCATACTTGGCAGCACATGAAGCAAACACAACAAATTCCCCTGGAATTTACAGAGGATGTAGAGAAATATTTAAACAAACGCTTTGAACAATTAGATATAGAGCTTTCAAAAGTCAATTGTTTAATTGCAAATCAAGATTTGCAAGGTGTAACGATATATGGAGGTAAAATACAAGTCGCTTCTCTAAAAAAGATAGTTCCAGAAGATGTAGAAGAAATTACTCGACTTGTGTATGACTTATTGCCGCGTATTAAATTAACAGATTTATTAGTAGAAGTAGATACTTGGACACAGTTTAGCAAACACTTTATTCATCTTCACACTCAAAAGGCTCCAAAAGAAAAATCAATTTTATTTGCGGCTATCTTATCAGATGGAATTAATTTAGGATTAAGTAAAATGGCTGATGCTTGTCCAAATATCTCATATTCTCAGCTAGCTTGGATAGCAGATTGGTATATAAGAGATGAAAGCTATACGAAAGCACTTGGAGATATTGCAAATTTTCATCATAAACAACCCTTTTCTTCCTATTGGGGAGAGGGCACTACTTCATCTTCAGATGGACAATTTTTTCGTGCCGGTGGGACTTCCAGTCCCCTAGCACAAGTAAATGGTAAGTATGGTCATGACCCAGGATTAAGTTTTTATACACATATATCAGATCAATATCATCCATTTTATGTCCAAGTTATTAGTTCCTCAGAAGAGGCACCACATATTATTGATGGGCTACTGTATCATGAAACAGATTTGCAAATTGAAGAACATTATACAGATGCCGCGGGTTTTGTTGATCATATATTTGGAATGTGCCATATGTTAGGGTTTCGCTTTTCACCACGAATTAAAACGATTGATAATCATAAAATATATACATTATCTGCTCCAACAATATATGACCATATTAGCTTCATGGTTGGCGGAACAATTCAGGTAAAGAAAATACGTGAAAATTGGGATGAAATATTACGTTTAGTTAGCTCTGTACGACAAGGAACAGTTACAGCTTCCCTGATTTTAAAAAAATTATCATCTTACCCTAGACAGAATAGTTTATCTATCGCACTTCGTGAAATCGGCCGAATAGAAAGAAGTTTATATATGTTAAAGTGGATACAAGATCCTGAACACAGAAGAAAAGTTCAGGTTGAATTAAATAAAGGCGAAAGTAAAAATTCTTTGGCTAGAGCTGTATTTTTTAATCAATTAGGAGAAATTCGTGACCGATCCTATGAAGATCAATTGCATCGTGCAAGTGGACTTCAACTCATTATTTCTGCGATTGTAACTTGGAATTCTATCTATATCTCTCGTGCAATTGAAACGTTACGGAATAATGGTATTCATATTCCAGAGGAATATATTCAGCACATCTCTCCATTAGGCTGGGAACATATCGCACTTACAGGAGATTATATTTGGAATTTAAATCAAGAATTGAATTTTGAAAACTTACGGCCACTACGGAAAAATAGAATAAAACAGAAATAAAAACACAGGGAAAATTATTTTCTCTGTGTTTTTATTTCTTAATAATATGTAAAAATATTCCTTAACGTACAATTTTCTTTTTTCGGTCGTGTGACCCCTTATTAAGTTATATGGCTGAGGATGAAAGAAAAAGAATCCGTGAAAGACAAAAAGAGGGAATTACAATTGCACTTCAAAAAGGAGTTAAATTTGGTCGCAAAAAAGTTGAAATTGATAATAATTTTAAAGAAACTTATCAAGAATGGAAAAATCATAAAATTACTGCATTAGAAGCCATGCAAAGAGTAGGAATGAAGAGTAATACATTTTATAGAAGAGTCAAAGAATACGAATATAGCTTAGAAAAAAGCAAGCTCTCTTAAAAGAAAAGCTTGCTTTTTTCTTATTCCCCCTTTTCGGGGGGATGGGCAAAAACACCCATTTACCATTCAGCTCGGAATGCGTCCTCTGGGTTGATAGTAAATATAAGTCTATTTCTCTCTAGTGTGTCGGTTCTTGAAAATGGAATGGGGGTGGTTGCTCATGATTGAGTGACGCTTGCATTCTAAAAATCTAAAACAGTATACGTGATCTCGTACATTAGTAATTACTCACGATTCTTATTAATGACCAACACAAGGGCAAAGAGTTCCGCTCTTTGTTTGATCCAATATAGACAGTCTACTGTCCTCCTTGTATATTGGTTCAAACAAGGCGTCGGAAGAAATGTAGACGTCTTGGATATAAAGATTAATTCCCGTTAAATGATCACGTGGGTATTTCATCTGTCACGGGACGAGATATAACAAAAATGGTTTTCGTATAACCGACTCCACGGAGTATAAACGAGAAGATTCTTAGTCTTCTCCCAGTCACCGAACACAGGGCGTGTAGCCATACGATTGATGCGGTGGTTTGGAAAAGGTTAAGAGCCTTGAAGAGATACTTATTGCCATTTGTTATCTCTCTTCCCCTTTAGGGGCTGTCACCTTGCGGTGATGGCTTTTTTCTTTGTTATGTAGAAATTACACAATAAAGAACAAAACACAGAATACTAAGGCAACAGTAAATCAATTCGAGTCCAACCGTTTGTAAGCGCTATGTATTTTAAAATTTTCAAGATAACTCCTTTTAGAGATAGATTGTGCTATGAAAAGGAAGAGCCTTACTTTTTGAATAAAATGGACACTTGATATAGGTTATAACATGTATAGGAGATTATTATTTTAAAAGCTGCCGTGATCTAGGTGGCGTCTTGTTTGTTGTTAAGGGAAGATAAGGTATAAAAAAGGAAGGTGGAAGAACAAACGTATTTGACGTAGTTAACAGGGAGGTAGTAGGGGCCCCATGCGTAATTACTATCGTTTGTTCCTCTTCCATTTTTAATATGCGTTATCGTTTGGTTTGTTATACCAATAATGATGAATACAATAAAAAAAAAAGGCGATTTTATTCGCCTTTTTTGTACATATGTACAAAAAAACTAAGAGGGCTGACATATACTTTATTCTATTTTTGGTATTTAATACCTTTTTTCATTTTCATTAGAAATTTACTGCGGTTATTCACTGGAAAATGGCAGCCGCTTTGTTTTGTTGTTGTCCTTTGTCTAGGGACAAATAAGTGAAAAATGCGGTGTTATAAGGAATCTAGAATTTAATTTGGTTTTAAAAACCAAAAAAGGAATTTTTTTTACATATACTCACTCTCCCTGAAAATGTAAGATTTGAATCAGGAAACGTTTACTGCATATTGCAGATTAAATACATCAAGAAAAGGGAGAGGATGTATATGAGGAAATTTTTAAGTAGCCTATTGGCAATTATGTTTTTAATAAGTGGATTGCATACTGTGAAAGTATCTGCGGATGAGGGAAATATAGATGATCAACAACTATATAATCAAGCCGTGCAAGAAGGTGTGTTAAAGAAAGAACGTGTATCTTTTGAGAAGTGGAAGGAGGAAAACAAAGAGTTAAAAAAACTGTATGATGAAGGAAGGACAAAAGGCGTTTTAGATGAAAGTATTTCATATGCCGAGTGGATAAAAGCAAATAATTATGGACAATTTGAATACGAAGAAGTAAAAACAAGAAAACCCAGAGCGGTTGTGGATGGATTTAACATTCAAAAGGGAGATATTTTGATTACGAATGGGACAAGTTCGGCTGGTATAGCAGGCCATGCAGCGATTGCGAATGGAAATAATCATATTTTAGATGCACCGGGTTTTTTAAACTACACAAGACAAATGACCATGCAGAAGTGGATTAATGAATATAAGAAGGATGGATGGGTTAAGGTCTATCGGTTGAGTGACAGTAATTTAGCCCAACAAGCTGCTTCTTGGGCAGATAGAACTTTTTATTCTTCTACAGGAAGTTCTGTTCAGGATAAATTTATTCCATACTTTATTAATCATTATTTGTATAGCATCAGTCCTACGTATTGTTCAAAGTTGGTATTTCAATCGTTCTATTATGGTACAGGATCGGCAAAAGTTATGAAAGCAAAAAGTGGTTTTTTACCTCCATTTAGCTTGATTGATGCTTTTCAAATGAAACCTATGTTGGTGAAAACATATAATTAGAATAGGAGGTATCACATGTCTAAAAAAATGATTGTGCTGTTGGTTATTATAGGATCATTTTTGTCTTATGGTGTGTACGACTTTTGTGTAGCTAAATATCATGTAAATAAATATATAGAACAACAGGGAATTAAGAAAGAAGACATAGTGATAGAGAGTCATAGTAGGCACTGGAATGGATATGCATTTCATATAACTGTAAAAGGTGAAGACCCAAATATATATTATGAATATAAATATATTGCTGACGAAGTTATGTTTTTCGCTTTTCGTAGTAATAAAGATGTTATTGCGAAAAATATATGGGCGGGTAGTGGATTAAGTGAGGAAGAGGAAAAGCAATTAAAATACCCACCTTTACATTTAGAGTGACGCGCATATGGATATATTTACGTAGAGCATCCAATAATTTTAGGGTGCTTCTTTTTTGTGGGGTGAATAACAAATTCCCTCAAAACAAACGAACACAACGAACGGAAATAGAGAGTGCGGGATCGTTCGCAAAGGTACACAAAAACTTAGCTAGTAATGTATTGAAGTATTATATAATTGCACGTACTTTATTCATTAACAAACTAAAACCAATTGTGCACTCGCCCAACTTAAAGCTCTTGCGGTCTGTTTGAAGTGGGAGATGAGTGTCGGATTATGGATAAAAAAATTCTGATTTTGTACAGACGGATTTCGCAAATTATTCTCAGGAAATTCACAAACAAAACATTGTTTTTTCACTAAACTCGTTTATTTTTATTGAAATATTAAGAAATACAATATATATAATTTATTTAAGGAGGAAATATAAATGGCAGCATTTTTAGCAATGGTTACAGTTTATGCAGCAATGGGATTACCAGCTATTATCACCGGATTATTAGGCATTTAAGATTTTTTTAACTTTGTAAAAAAAACTATATACAACACAAGAATGGAGAACTAATTATGATTTTTGAATTTCCAGTTGATTTATATCCTAGTAATAACACCAATGGAAAGGAAGTACCTAATCCACCGGTTGAAGATTTAGAAACCATTTCAACTGGGATTAAGCACTTTGTTGAGAACCATCTACATTCTGTGAAAGAGTTTATTCCTCAAACAATTGAACAGGCAACAAATACCGTAACATCAATTGAAAATATGGAAGTTGTTGTAAAAGCAGTTAACAGCGTTACCAGCTTGTTGTAAACGCACTTATTAGGACTTAATTATGAGAAATTTTAACACAATATACTAAAAGGTGGTAGAACAGACTATTTTCATAGTCGGTTCTTTTCGTCCCTAAAGGTAGAGGTTTAGGGATAGTAAGAAATGAATGAAAAATACGTTCCTAAAGATTATATTTCGATAATTACGGACGTATCTTTAAAAACAATACCTTTAGGGTCAATATTTTTCACACAAAAAAAAGACGAGTTTCCGCTCGTCCTTTTTGCTGTAAATAAACCGATACCAAAATAAAACATACTACTTAAAGAATTGAACGGGAAGTTCTATAATAATATAACCTCACTTTTGGTTATGCATACCAAGTAAAAAAAGGAATGGGTTTTAGATTCTATTTTGTCTCGTTTACTCTATATTATTTTGGTTCAAAAAACCATTTTTTATTGAAAATGGGACACTTGTCCTTTCGTTTGCATACGATATCCTAGCAAATAGCAAAGGATGAGAGAATGTGTTTAAAGAAGGACAGTTATTAGTTACGTTCTATGAACATACGAAATTACAAGCGAAAAGCGAGAGTCATACACAACTAGGTGGAAAGAAAATAGATGAAATCCCTCAATTGCATCTAGAAGTAATTGAAGTTCCTGTAGGAGAAGAGGCAGAGTATAAGGCATTGTATGAGCAGCATCCAGATGTTCGATTTGTTGATTATAATGCCATTCGAAAATTGCATTACCGACAATGTACGTGCGCGAAATGCAAGTGTAAACCATGTGGATGTAGACCGAACGACCCGTACTACTTAGGGAAAATAGAAACAGGTGCAGGTTTACAAAATCAATGGGGATTGCAACGGATTAATCCAGAAGTAGCATTTTGCGAAGTGAAAGATAGAGGACCGGTTACTAAGATTGCCATATTAGATACGGGTATTGATCCGAATCATCAAGATTTAAAAGATAAGATTATAAATCCAAGAAATTTCACTTCAGACGATCCAGAAGATTATATAGATAGAAATGGGCACGGAACATTTGTAGCAGGAATTGCAGCGGCTGTAACAAATAATAAAACAGGGGTTGCAAGTGCGAGTTATAATACCGCTTATATTGTACCTGTGAAAGTTGCGAGTGATCTCGGGAGCGTTACGTCTGTTGATTCTTTGAAGGGGATTATGTATGCAATAGAACAAAAAGTAGATGTTATAAATATGAGTTATGGTGGGAATCCATATTCTCGAAATGAACAAAATGCACTAGAAATGGCATGGAATCAAGAGATTATTTCTATAGCAGCTGCGGGAAATGACGGACATGAACAACCTATCTATCCAGCTGCATATAATTTTGTATTAGGGGAAAGTGCGACTGACAAAACCGATAGATTAGCATCTTTTTCAAATTGGGGCAGTTATGTGGGGATTACAGCTCCGGGTACAGAAATTCTATCAACTGCACCAGCGGATTCAGTTTTATTTGAGCCTAACTATGATGCATCAGATGGAACATCATTTTCAGCGCCATTTGTAAGTGGGGTAGCCGCAATGTTACGTGCGATCAAACCATCCGCAAGTAACCAGGAGATTATTCAGGCAATTCAACGTTCTGCACGTAGTCTAGATACAAAGGATAAAAAATGGGATCCGTTATATGGATATGGGGTATTAAATCTAAGTGCAGCTGTGCAGGAAATTAAATGTCCGCAGATTCCATATGGGGATTATTGTAAACTTTTAGGCTCGTTTTATGGACAAGTGGTGGATAGTGATGGGAATCCTGTTGGAGGTGTTACGGTAGATGCTACTGTAGACGAGCTAGGAACTGAAAATCAGAAAGTGGTTAGGAAATATCAAACCAAATGTACAACTTACGATGTAGGTGGGAATTGTACACAAAGCGATGGCATGTTCCGCCTATCTAATTTGCCAGGAGGAAACTATACTATTGAAGGTGTGGGCGCTGATCCCGACACACGTAAACCAATAGTTGGAAAATTGGTAGAGAAGGTTGTATTGGGTACGGACGTCTATGTAAAGCTAGTATTAGAAGATGTTCCGGAAGATGCAACAAGTGGATTTAAAAAATAGTGAGTAATTTTTACTATCATATATTGGATACAAATACCAATGATAAAGTATATAACAAAAACTCATAAGAGATATGGTTATATACTTTATCCTACTTTTGGTACTATATACTTTTTTTATTTTGATTTTTTTATTTTTATTAGAAATTTAATGCGGTTATTCAATGGAAAATGGTATCCACTTTGTTTTGTTATTGTCCTTTGGCTAGAGACAAATAAATGAGAAAAGCGGTGTTATAAGGAATCTAGAATTTAATTTGGTTTTTAAAACCAAAAAAGGAATTTATTTTACATATACTCATTCTCCCTGAAAATGTAAGATTTGAATTAGGAAGCGCTTCCTAAAAATTGAAATTAAATACATTAGAAACAAGGAGAGGTTTATTTTGAATTTGAAATTAAAAAAGAAACTAGTACATTCGTCTGTAGCTTTAGCAATGGGAGCTACATTCATCCTACCGAGTATTTCTGCAAGTGCTGCGGAAAAGGCAGAGACACAAGTCACATTAGGACAACAACAACCTAAGGCTGGTTTTCAGTCATATACACCTACTAGAGCTGAGTTACAAGGATTAGGTTTATCAGATACTGAAATTACACAACTATTGAATACGCCAAGTTCTGGGATTATGTTGTATCAGGGGAAAGTAATTAAGAATGGTCAGCATGGACAAGTCCAGGGGAAGTTGGGTTGGGCTGTGAAAGCACTAAAAGCTGCGTATAACAAGGTTCCTGCAAGTGTAAAAAAGTCAATTGGTGGTGTGGCTGCATTTGAAAAGTTATTAGGTTATATTGACCATTATACAGGAGCAGTAGAAGATGCTATTTATGATGGATTGATTTATATAGGGGTTAATAAAACAGCGGCTTGGTGGATTACAAAAACTTTAACAGCGCTCGCATTTTAGATTAGAAAGGTTGTGATTAAAATGAAGGGAAATTTACCAACTATTTTATTTATTAGTATTTTTATATTGATATTTTTAATATTACCAATTATTTTTCCACATAACACTTTCCTAACTTGGGTTAGAAATATTCTTGGTGGATTGTTATTAATTGGTTTAATATATGATTTTGTAACTAGCAAAAGAAAAAAAAATTAGGATAGTAAGGGATGGATTACAAAAACTATAACCGCTATCGCGTTGTAAATTAAGGTGGGAATATTATGCGTGATAAATTGCATATGGTTTTATCAATTTTATTCTTTGCAATTCCGTTATTTGTTTTGCCGAAAATTTTTCCTGATAATCAAATAGTGTATTGGGTAAGTATGATTTTTGCTGCATTGGTAATTTATTTGACACTAACTGGTAGTTCTGATGAGGAGGAGAAAAATAAATAAGTGTATAGTTCAGTCTAAAATACTGTTAGTGTATGTAAATGATGTTTAATTAAATTTTATATGAACTTAAGAAGCATCCATCTGGGTGCTTCTTTTATGAGAATAGTGTCGTGTTTTAAATTGATTAAGAGTGGAGGGTTGATATGACGAGTGAGAAAACTAGAAAAATAATATTTTGGACTTTAGGGTTGTTTTTTCTCATAACTAATTTTATCAGAACTTTTATAGAGCCTAAATTTGGAGAATCTATAAGGATATATTTTCGTGATGTTCCCATTGGTGTAAAAGTGTTAATCATAATTCTATTTATAGTATTTTTAATTTATATATACCCTTACAGAAAAAGAAAGACGGATTGATTATATAGGTGTTAATGAAACAGCAACGTGGTGGATTATGAAAGTTTTAACCCTTTATGCGTTGTAGAAGGGGATGATCAGGAGATGAGTAATAAACTGAATACTATTGTGTTCGTGAGTGTTTTTATAATAATATTTTTTGTGTTGCCTCTTATCTTTCCTCATAATATAGTAGTTTATTGGATAAGAGGTATTTTTGCTGTATTGATAATTTTCTTATCAATAGATGAATATATACGCAAGAAACGTAAGAAATAAAAGTAAATATTGTTAGTTTGTATATGTAATTTAGTTGAATTTTATATGTACTTGAGAAGCATCCAACTGGGTGCTTCTTTTTGTGGGGCTGATGACAAATTCCCACAAAACAAACGGAAATAGATATACTTAACAATGTGAAGTTTATGCAAGGAATTAAGTGATAAAAAAGTTGATATAACAGTCATTTCCCGAGGGTGTTACAAAACTATATAAGCCAAGATAGATGCCTTAACATGCAATTAAAGTAGCAAAAGTACACTTGTATGATCTTACAGTGATAAGGGAACATCACTAAGATATAATTCAGTTTGTTAAAGTATATAACTGGATATATATATAAAAGACGTTGTAGAATATGAAAAATTCTAATAAGCTACTAATTTTTATAGTTTTTTATGGTTATATATTATGAACCCTTCGTGGAATATTATTTGGTCTCCAAAAATACGGAGGTTTACTACAGGCGATGCAGTTATTCTACGAAATAGGTTCTATTAGGGAAACGAATGAGACGGGTAAGCTCCGTCCACCCTTCGTATTTATTTTACCTGGAAGGTGATGTTTACGTTGTTAAGAGAGAAAATAACATATAAGTATTGTAACGGTGATCCCTATAACTGGGAAGTTACAAGTGGGTTATTTATTGTTGCTAAATCTCTGTTCAAGAAAGTGCGTAACTGTTCGGCTGATATCGACATATGGGACGAAGTAATAGCGATAGAAAATCACGCTATTGAACGTCTCTGTGGGACGCATGGGAAAGCGAATGAATGTATTTTTGCTTACTATAACGATGAAATCAGTGTCGACGAACTTCTTGACGTGTTAACAATTTCCTCAGAATACGTAGAAGCCGTTGAGTTTCAGGAGTTATTACAAAAATATAAATGATCATAATTGGGGGTTATTGCGACCGCTTTTTTATTTTACTTTAATTTGACGGAGGTTTTAATTTAATGAAGTTTACAGAGCGAGAAAGACATTTAACTAAGATGTTATTACTAATAGATAAACCATGTAGTAAGCTTTCGGACAAGTTAACTAACTTATTCGGTGGCGATTCGTTTGTAGATATTGAGCTAGTAAAAGGTGATTTTATTTTCGAAGCATTAGAGATAGGTACGTCTGATGCAGCGGTAAATATCGTAATGGATCACATTAACAGTGAGCTTACTTTAGATCAAGCCTTCGATGAAATCGAAGAACTGTTAACACAACTTGAAGAAGAGGACGTGATTTAACTATGAGTAAACAAAACGAATTTTTCTATTGCTATTCACCAGTGTTACACGTCTTTTTAAAAGAACGTAATCAGCGTTATACGTGTGCAGGACTTAACGAAAATACATTACGTAAGTTTTGGCAGTATCCACGTACAGAAGAATTAGACGCTCTATTAACGGAATGGCAAGCGAATAAGCCTAAGTAATTTAATTGTACGTTTACTTTATGTTGAATACCTATAAGTGGAGGACGATAAGTATGGCGAATAAGTTTATACATTTAGCTGACGAAGCTAGCAAACGAAAAGAATACGCAATGTCACCAGGCAATGGATTAACAGGAAACGCACCGATACCACACGATTTATGGCATCGAATTATTCCCATCGCTAGAGAGTACGATAAGGCAAACGCATCTATCGCACAGTTATATTCGTACCTACTGGCGTATGTAAACGGGAAGAAGGACAACGATCGTTATATGGGTGCGTTCCCTTCGGTCGATAAAATAGCTGAAGAAACGGGTATTGGACGGAATAGGATTGCGAAATTATCCAACGTTTTGGTAGCAGTTGGCTTGATTAAAACAGCGTATGATTATACGACTAACAAACGAGATAAGCTATACTTTCCGTTATACTACTCGTCGTTGACTGATGAGGAGATCAGACGGAATTTATATGAGTTATATCGTTAATCACTCTACAGTGATTTAGGTCAATCACCGAGGGGTGACTTAGGTAAATCACTGTAGAGTGACGGTAATAATAACAAACGTAATAATAACGAACTTAATAATAACAAACAAAAGATTAAGAGAGTAAAAGATATTCGGTAAGTATTCACTAACATTCATACTTACCGGTAATCCTTTTCTAACGAAAAGAATTACTATCTTATATATTACCGATAAAGTACTTATATAAAAGATATTCCGCTTAATAGTAATAAAGATAAAACATAAGTGTATTGGTGGGACGGAGAAAGGAGGACGTAATATATGGCGTTAAAACGATTAAATACGGAACACTTAACCGCTATTAAATGGTTAGCATTACCGAATAAAGGCGGTAAGACTAACGATGAGATCGCTGCATTATGCGGTGTATCCAGGCAATCGATTCATAACTGGCGAAAGGATACGTTATTCGAACGAGAGTTAAAAAAGGAAATGGTACGGAATAGCCAGGACCAACTACCGGAGTTAATCGCCTCACTATCTGAGATTGCTATACGTGATGGTAATGCGGCCATGGCGAAGTTAGCGTTACAGATTAACGGTATGCTTACCAATAAGGTAGAGGTAGAAACAAAGGCTAAGACAGGCGAGATTAACTACGAAGAATTGGACGAAGAGATTGCATCGTTTGAAGCGAGGATAGATGAGCCAGTTGATACTGACGTAAAGTAATCGATTATATAACGACTATATAATAGGAAAAAACTCGTCAGGATATTATGTGGTAGTTCTTTACGAAGGTTTACCTTAGGTCAGTCGCTATCTCTAGACGGACGTACCCTCGAAACTTTTCACCGTAATTATACAGTATCTTATGCAATGTATATCGATGTATTGAACGCTACAAACGTTGATATAACGTATGCATAAAATAAGTAACGGATAAATGAATGATAATAAGTGTACAAACGTTGGTATATTAACGTTTTGAAACACGATTGAATGTAACAAAAGATGATTTTGTTACATTAGATATTCGGAAAAATGTATGGAATATGCGGAATGGAAAAAGGGGTGGGGGATGGTTTTTTGAACAAGGCTCGTCAGGTGCGAGAGAAATCCGCGTATCAAAAATAACGTTTGGATTTACGTTAGGTAAACTAAATTGTAAAACGAAAAAGACCACGTCGTCAAGACGTAGTCCTTACAAGTTTATTTCGATATAAACATCGTCAATTTGTTTCTGTTCGATGCAGAGATATACGAGTGTTTCTCGTTGGCTTGAATGGTTTAATATCGTTTGCAGTAACGCTAAATCAGTTCCGTTCTTATACGCGTGAAATGCAAATGTCTTTCTTAACGTATGCGTGCCCATTTCGATATTAAGTCCGGCACGATCAGCCGCAGTATTTAAAATTCGATATGCTTGAACACGAGAGATTGCCTTGTCACCTTTACGTGACGGGAATAACCAATCATTATCATCAGCCGTTGATGGAATTAATTCTGCGACGGCTTTTTTTATAGATCCGTTCAGATGGAATCGTTTGGATTTGCGAGTCTTTGTCTCTTTCAGTGATACGGACTCCTTACCACGTACATCTCCGACTTTTAGTTTCAATATATCGGAAATACGTAATGCGGAGTTTATCCCGAATATGAAAAGTAATAAGTCGCGGGGCTTTCCAGCTAGCGCCTTTTTCATTTTATCGATATCTCGTTTTGAACGGATAGGTTGGACTACACCAGACATATGTATTACCTCCTGTTTTTAAATGTAAAGTAATCTCGTTTTGTTACATTAAGTATAACGGTTAAATTTTCCATAGTCAATAATTATTACGAAAGGAGACGGTTAACATCGCTTGGATTAACGCAGAATGGTCCGAAAGAAAAGAACGTATAGAAAAAATCAATCAGTTACGAAAATACATCGTACCTAGAGTACGTAACAGACACAAACTTACCGACGACGAAAAGTACGAGCTTAAGACGTATATCAACGAATTTAACCGTCTCCAAGATATTAATCGAGGAGAAACGGATTTACTTTTCTTCGCTTATAACTACTTTGGTGAGAATCGAAATAAAGAAAACACGGGTAACTGGATACCAGAATTTCAAGTACCGGACGGTTTTAATTTAGACAATATCACGGAATACGCACCGCATTTCCACGAAGAGATATGCGACATCATGAATGTAGTGTCTAACGATGAGATAAACAAGCGCGTCGCTGTCGCAGCGCCTCGTTCGCATGCTAAATCGTCTTACTTATCGAAGGCTTTTCCGATTCATGAGATTTGTTACCGTAAACGCTTTTACATTATTTTAATCTCGGAAACTCCTAGCGTATCTAGCGCTAACTTAGAGTGGATTAAGCTTCAGTTACAATCCAACGATAAGTTACGACGAGATTTCGGACCATTGTTACATACGAAGCAACAAATGAATCCACGTGACAATACATCGGAGTTTATCGCTTGGGAACCGAAAGGAAAAGACGATAAGAAATTACTTACGTTAGTTCAAGCGGCTTCTACAGGACAAGCATTACGTGGACGAAACTGGAACGGTAAGCGTCCGGATTTAATCGTTTGTGATGATTTGGAAGATAAACGAAACACGAATACGTCTCAACTACGCCAGGAACTAAAAGATTGGTTCGCCCAGGTAGTAATTCCGTTAGGTGATCCGGAAGGGAAACGGACGGCCATTGTATTTATGGGTACGACAGTCCATCCGCAGTCTTTATTAATCGATATTATGGAACGACGTTCTGACTTTGAATCTCGTAAATATAGAGCGTTAATTAACCCGCCTACTAGACAAGATTTATGGGCGGAATGTGAACGTATTTATAAAGACCGAGAGAACAAAGCGAGAGCAAGAGACGCTGAATTGTACTTCACCGCTAATCATGACGAAATGGTCGAAGGCGCCGAAGTACTTTGGGAAGAAGTACAGCCGGTATTTAAACTAATGAAATTCAAATGGGATAACGGAAGCAAAGCGTTTAACACCGAGCTACAGAATAACCCTATCGATGAAGAAGTAATGGTATTTAATCCTGATAATTTCACATACTGGAATGATAAGCAAATAAACCGTAACTTCCTTAGTGGCGAGTATTTCGTCTCCATCGGAGTTGACTTGGCGATGGGGAAAGAACGTGGTGATTACTCAGCGATTTCAGTGGTAGCAAAACATAGAGAAACGGATACTATTTACGTCATTGATTCGTTTGGTGAGCGTTTGCATCCAGACAAGTTCATGAAAGTAATCGTCGATAAAGTACTACACTTCCGACCGGATGTAATAGCGGTTGAGGCACAAGCAGCACAAGAGTTTTTTGCCGATATGGTTTCGAAACGATTAATCGATAAAGGTTATCCGGCAACTACTCGTTTAGTTAAGATTAAGCAACGCTCTCGTAAGGAGTTACGTTTAGAGGCGTTATTACCGCGAATAGAAAACGGAGAGATTCAGTTTAATAGAATGCATTCGTTACTTTTAGGGCAGTTTCAGTATTATGGAACAAATATGCACGACGATTTACCCGATAGTTTAGAAATGGCTGTTTCAGTTACGGACAAAGGACGTAAAAGAAAAGCGGGAAACGCAGGTAACTATCGATACTAAAGAAAGGAGGTAACTTATGGGAATTTTCCCTGATAGAAATCTAATGAATCCAGTCGAATACATCATCCCTATACGTACAGCATTAGGAGACACTGAATGGCAAAGAATCCTTGATGAAATCAGGCTATATCGACGATATGACGGAGACTTAAATGTTTGGTCTGATTATACGAAGCCGTCGCAACTGGATTATGAACCTACGAAATTAGAACTTAATTATCCACGGAAGATAGTCGATACGATTGCGGCATGGCAATTCGAGAAAGAACCGAAAGTAACAGTTCCGCCCGATGTCTTAGACGACCCAGCACTAATGATTCAACCAGGCTATGCACCTAGTGATGAACAACAAGCGGAAAACAGTCGAGCAAAAGCAAAAGAGCGATTATTAACTTGGGTTTGGGACGATAATCGAATGCACGAAAAGCTGTTAGCCGCAGCAAAAGACCGTTCAATTTCTAGAACGGGTGTTTACGCACGTATTCATTTCGATAACCGACGTGGAGAGTTTAAAATCATTTGGCATCCATCTACGGAAGTAATTGCGGTACACAATGAATGGGATAAGGATCAGTTAGACGCAGTACACTTTATCGCATGGCTTGACGATGAGCAAACACGTCTATGGAAACTCTCATATTACTTAGTTTGACCAGGTCACAACGATTCCACCTGGAGCACCAGACGGCTCAGTCGTTCAACCATAAAAACTTGATGTATAGGCGGAGGAAACTTCGCCTTTTACTGTTGTAAAAAATCTAATTAAATATCGGAGGTTTTATAAATGACTAAATCATATACACGCTTTGAAGTAAAAGGAAAAGAATATGAACTTAAATACGGATTTGAAGCAATCAAATTAATCGATAGTAATGGTGGTCCATTCGAATTTGTTCAAAAAGCAATGCAGGGTGGTCTTGAAGATTTCGTTAATGTGATTTATTACGGACTAATCCATACAGGCGAAGGTATCACGCAAAAAGATATTGAGGCAGAAATTGAACGCCAATTATTATCTGAAGCGTTATCTTTTGATGACATTTTAAAATTCAATAAAGCGGTTGTCCTTAATAGTTTTTTCTTCCAGAAGACCGTGAACAAATTATTAGCGAGCATGGGAGAGAAAGAGAAGAAAGCGTTCGAAAGTCTGTACGAATAAACGTTGATGATTTACAGGCGGATTGTTTTCGGTACTTCGGTATGTCAACGCTTGAGTCTAAACGGATAAGCATTAAGGAGTACCACATTATGCTTACTGGCTATCGTGAACGTCTACTTGATACTTACGAGATTGCTAGTGTTCAGGCGCTTTTTTACCGAAACGCTCAGAGCGAGAAGGTAAAGAGTTTAGATGATATATACAAGCGCCCTGAAAACGCTCGAATGTTAGAAGCGAAGGAAAAAGAGCGTGAGCAACTTACGAAAAAGATTCACGCAAACGAGTCTTTATTCGACGATATCGAACGAGCATTACGAAGTCAGAACGGATAAGGCGGTGAATACAAATTAGTCAAAACAGAGTAGAAGTACAACTCTTAGCGGATATATCTTCATTACGGAGCAGTTTAACACAAGCTACACAGCTTTGGCGCAACTTTCAACAAGCGGTAAGTCAACCGATAAACATACCAGCTCCTAATGTACCACCGCCACCTCGAATTCCGCCACCATCTCCACCGCCACCTCCAGATATGTCGGGATGGCAAAGGACATTTCAAAACGTAGGTAATCAAGCGCAGGAAATGGGGCGTAGGGTTCAGTCGATTGGTCAAAGTATGACAACGGCATTTGCACCACTTGCGTATGCTTCTGGTAAAGCTTTTGGAAGCATGATCAAAAACTCGATGGAATTCGAACAGCAAACGAGGAAAGCAGCGGTGCTCACTGGTGGTGCTTATGGACAAGTTAAGAAGGATATCTTGGAAATGGCGACTAGCTCTGTATATTCAACGGGTCAAGTAGCAGCGGCCTATGCTGAATTAGGAGCGAAAGGATTTGACGCAGCGCAATCAACCGCAGCGTTACCTGGTGTATTATCAGCGGCAGCAGCTTCTGGTGAAGACCTCGGTATGGTGGCCGATACGATAACCTCCGCATTAAATGCGTTTAGTATGGAAGCGAAAGATAGCGGACATGTAGCCGACGTACTAGCTCAAGCGGCAAATGCAACAGCCGCAGGCGTGTACGATATGCAATACGCATTTAAATATGCGGCAGGTCCAGCGGCTCAGTTAGGTATTGGAATGGAAGAACTCGCAGCATCTGTTGGTATCATGTCTAACGCAGGTATCAAAGGTGAAACGGCTGGTACGGCATTAAGATCAGCGATGCTTCGTTTAGTGAAGCCACCGAAAGCCGCAGCTAATATGTTGAAGGAATTAGGTGTTACTACGACAGATAGTAGTGGTAATATGAAGTCGCTTTCTCAAATTATCGGTGAATTACAGACAGGTATGGAAGGAATGACGAGCGCCCAGAAAGGTGCAGCATTAGCTACGATATTTGGTACGGAAGCCGTATCAGGTATGATGGCACTTGTTTCAGCCGGACCAGAGAAAATCGATAAATTAACGCAGTCACTAATTAAATCGGATGGCGCTTCGAAAAAGGCAGCGGACTCAATGCTCGAAGGTTGGGCAGGAGCAATCGTTAAAATGCAATCATCAATTGACGTGGCAGCACGCGCATTTACCGATGCTTTAGCACCGGCGATATCCTTTGTTGCTGACGTTATTAAAAAGTTAGCCGACGGGTTTAATGGGTTATCTCCAACGATGAAAACAGTGATTGCTACGGTGGCTTCAGCCGTTGCAGTGTTTACAGTCTTTATGGCGGTATTAGGAGTTTTTATTAGTAGCATAGGAGCCACAATAAAAGCGTTTGGTGCGTTAGTCGGTTGGCTCGGTAAAAGCGCCATGGTCGCCAAACTAGCGAGTGCAGCAATGGTAGGATTACGAGCAGCCTTCACATTTCTAACGGGACCAATCGGTGCAACTATCGCGATATTAACTCTCGTAGGAACAGCGCTAGTTCAACTTTACAAACATAACGAGACATTCCGTAACGCTGTTAATAGCGCTTGGGAATCGATTAAAACTACAACTATATCAGCCGTGGAATCTATGAAAGCGGCATTTGACTCATTTGGTGCGTATCTTGCAACAATCCCCGCTAAGTTTTCAGCGATGGGTAGTGCGATAGGTGCCTTTTTCAGTTCCGTAATAGCTAAGCTTAATGGACTTGGACAAATGATCGGCGGTGCGTTCGGTTCAGCTATCGATGGAATAAGCGCAAAGTTTTCGGGGATTAGTTCCGCTATTTCTCCAGTAGTAGATTTTATAAAATCGTCATTTTCAACAATAGGTAATACAATTGCTACGTTAACACCGTTAATCATTCGTTTAGGGTTAACGTTTTTAGGTGTGTCTGGTCCTGTCGGTTGGGTCATCGCTATTGTTGCTTCATTAGGTGCTACGATTTTCAAACTCGTAAACACAAATGAACAAGCAAAATCAGCGTTGATGTCAGCGTGGGAGTCGATAAAAGGCGTCTTTAGTACGGTTGCTTCCGTAATCATGCCGATCATCACTTCGTTAGCACAAGGCTTTATCGATGCCTTTGCGCCACTAGCACCTGAGTTTCAAAAGACAGGCCAAGTAATCGCAGAAAGTTTTGCTACTTTAGGGCCAGCACTCGCTGAATTAGGAGCGGCGTTTGGGGAACTTGGCTCAACTATCGCAAGTCTATTCGGTGAGGTTGTAAAAGCCGCGGTACCGATTGCAACTGAAATGTTTACCGGATTTGGTCAAATAATGCAACAAGTTATGCCGATGGTAACAGAACTCATTCAAATGTTTGCAGATACAACTATCCAAATTATGCCGATGATCAGTGAGGGAATCCAATTCTTAGCTCAAATGTTTTCGGAGTTTGCAACTACGGTTTTACCAGTATTTATTGAGGCGTTTCAAACTGGTTTTCCAATTATTCTACAAGCCATTCAAACTGTATTTAGTATAGCCGGAATGTTAATACAAGGGTTTGGGGAAATTCTATCAATTATCGCTACTACGGTTATTCCAATCATCTTACAAGCGGTTCAGGCAGTCTTTCCAGTAATAGCGGCGGTAATTACGGCAGCACTTGCGGTTGTTGTTCCTATTATTCAATTATTCGGCCAAGTTATATCGATTATAGCAACGACTGTTATTCCTTTGATCTTACAAATAGTTCAGGCAGTGTTTCCAGTGATAGTTTCAATCATTCAAGCGGCAATCCCAGTAGCGGTTGCAATTATACAAGGATTAGCCACAATCATAACCGGCGTAGTAATTCCTGCAATTCAATTTATTTTGTCAGTTGTTCAAGCGGTGTTCCCAGCAATTATGGGTATAATTACATCTGTGATTGGGATTATAACCAATATCATAAAGGTATTTACTGCGGTTCTACAAGGAGATTGGAGTGGTGCATGGAACGCTGTAAAAGGGATAACGTCAAATGTAATGTCACTAATTGGGAGTATAATCCAAGGAGCGATAAGTTTAATAACAGCGGTTGTGACGGCAGGATTGAATTTAGTACAGTCTATTTTCTCGAGTGTTCTATCGGCAATTAGTTCTTTAGTAAGCTCGATTTTCTCAGGTATAGGTTCAGTCATTTCGTCAACAATGTCTGCGGCAGGTAGCATTATTTCCGCAATGTGGAATGCTGCAATGTCCGCAACATCTAGCATTCTTAATCAAATCTATAACACTGTAACTCAAATTTTTAATAACGTAACCTCATTCTTAAGTGGAATCAATTTAGGAGATATTGGTCGTAATATGATGCAAGGGCTTTTAGATGGAATTAGCGGAATGGCAGGGGCAATTTGGGACAAAATCACAGATATAGGAACAGGGATTAAAGATAAATTCACAAGTTTGCTATCGATCCATTCACCTTCCCGTGTTTTCCGTGATTACGGTATATATACAGGAAAAGGTTACGTAAATGGTGTTGACGGAATGAAAAGCGCAATAATCAAGACGTCGGAAAATATGGCGAATTGGATGAAGCCGGAAATGTTAGCGGTGGATACAGGTTCTGTAAATACAGGCATGGCAAAAGCCGTAGCACCTTCGGTGTATGCGAATACTAGTCGTAAATCTATTACGGATGTAGCTTCGAACTTCCAACGTGAAATGACGATTGAAAATGTAATTGTGATGGACGGTAGGGAGATCGCTAGAGCAACGAAAGGGTACCTAGACAACATGCGTATGCAGGACGTAAATATTCAGTCATATTTATTAGGAGACAAGGGGTGATGACGGATTGGATATAGAAACAACATTAGGAACGACAGTACAACGGTTAGACGGTAAGGTGTACAAGCTTGAAGAAATCGGGATTATAACGAGAGATTTTAATCCGTCTTCACCATCTCCGAAGCATAATAGCGAAGAAATGGAAGGACGTAATGGAGCAATCGATTTTGGTACGGTTTATGAACCGCGAAAAATCAATTGCTCTTTTTATTTAAAAGCGTACGATATGTGGGATTATGCGTTATTACGGGATGAAGTGTTTAAGATTTTTGATAGCAGACAACCATTTTATATTATTGATGCTAGAAATCCTGGAAAACGATGGCAAGTAAAGTGTAACGGTTCTTACGATATTGAGCAACAACGTATGTACGGATTTTTTGAAATTGATTTTATAACTGTAAAACTACCATTTGCAGAATCAATTGGGACTACAATGGATGATTTTACTTTTGATAGTAACCTTTGGCAGATTGGACAAGGGTTAATCGCAGAGGATCTAAAGTATACACATAATACTACATCATTTCGAATTTATAACGCAGGGCATGTCACGATAGATCCAAAGGAAATACCATTAAAAATAAAATATAAAGGTAAATCTAATAATCTAACTATAACAAATAACACTACCGGTGATATCTGGAATTATACAGGTAGCACAACAACAGAGCGTGATGTTATCACGTTAGACGGCGTCAGAGCATATCGAAATGTGCTAGGAAGTATTTTCAAAAATACGAATTGGGGATTAATCACGTTAAAGCCTGGATGGAATGACTTTGAGTTAACCGGTGCAACTGGGGATTTTAAAATAGAATTCGATTTTAGGTTCTATTACTTATAAGCGAGGTGAAGGGGTACGTTAATAGTTACTGGGATAAACGGACAAGAAGAAATGCTATGTGACTATAAAAATGTGAGACGAAAACGAAGAGTAAACGGTGATTTTTCTCTTTCTTTTAATCTATTAAATACTGATGCAGTGAAACATGCTTATACTCTAGTTGATAAGCGGGCAAAGATTACAGATAGGTTTGGTGACGAATATATAATAATTGGGTTAAACAAACAAGGACATTACGGGAAAGCAATAACCGCTATTCATGTTTTCTTTGATGATTTAATAAACAATTGGCAATATGAACTAAAGAATGGTTACACTAATTTCGTACAATGTTTGGACTTTATATTTAAGGATACTGGTTGGAATTGGGTTAATCAGGGAGCGTTTGCAGCAACACGATTTGAAAATTTCGGAGACGATACAAGACTAGCACTTTTACAAAAAGCTCTAAATCGGTACGGAGCTGAATTTTCAATCGATAATAAAAATAAAACGGTAACTTTTAAAAACGAAATAGGTAGCGAAAGAGATGCGCAATTCCGTTATGGACATAACTTGAAAACCTTTGAAGAGGAAAATGATATGAGTAACTTTGCAACAGTTATTCGAGGTTATGGTAAAAAAGACGAAAAAGAGATCAAGGTTGAGTACGAATCTCCAATGGCTAAAGTTTATGGGCGAATACACCAAAAGCCAATACGCGACGAGCGCTATAATTCGGAAGCTACTTTGCTAGAACGTTGTAAGAAAGATATAAATGACGTTCCAGAAACGAGATTTAAAGTGAGTGTTGCTAATCTTATCGAAAATGGACTTTCGTTACATCAATACGAATATGGAGATTACGTGTATATGACCTGGTCAAGAAAAACTGGAACATCAATTAGATTAAGCAATTGATTTTGAATATTGATACGGAGTCAAGCCATTTAATGA